ATCAATGGCTGGATAAGCCAAGGCAAGGGCCTGTTGTGGTGTGGCGGTGCCTGTTTGCCTCATCGCATTCAGTTTGTTTTTTGTACCCACTCTTAGCTGCTCTATTTGTGGGGATAACACGTTGTTCCATTCGTTGGCGGTTGCGATGATGAATAGCGCCGCTTCTTCTAATGACGTTTCGCGTGCATTAAATTCTGCCACTATCATTTCATACCCCGTTGTATCAGCAGGGAATCCGGCATCGCGATAAGCTTTAGCCTGTCGCATTTTTTCGGTATAGACGGCCTCTTGCCCCTGAACGGTGGTGATGTACCTTGCTCTGGCATTACCGGCTGCGATATCGACATCATTTAAAAGCTGCTCAACAGCATCATCTAATGAGGAAAAACGGGTTTGTTTATACTGCATTGATCGTTACCTGGTAATCGAGAAATTCCACTTTTTTGATGGTGACGGTGTGAGAGCCAACCACATCAGATGAAAACTCAAAAACACCGTCATCACAAAGACCCACAGTCTGACCATCCACAAAAACCTCGGCGTCCATTGGAATAGATGAGAAAGTAACTTTTTCAACACCATCAGCCTGAATAATTGATTTATCAATATCGATATCACTTTCAGCACGCAGCTCAAGAGTGCCTTCCAACACGTCCACATAATATTTTGTGTCATCAATAAAGCCTTGAAATTCAGGACTGATTTTTAATACCTGACAATTCTCTGGTATGTCGTTTTCATGTGGGTATTTACCACTTGTTTGTAAAACGATTTCACCGGACGGATTGTAGATGACATAAAAATTAATATTCATCGTTTGCCGGCCGTAAGAACCATTGATTTGTATCTTGCATCATAATTACCCGAGTTAGAGGCTAATGATTGAATCGTGACTGTGAAATCTCCCGAGTACGTTAACGCATACGGAAAGTTTAAAACCATCATTCCAGGAATGGCGTTAGTGTTGCCTGAATTATCTACTAGATTAGATGCCACAACAAACGACTCGACCAGGACTTGAACACCATTTACTAAAATTCGCCAGCTAGCAGTCAAACTACTATAGTAGTTTGGTGCCCTTGCCATCGTTGCGCTCTTGAATTGAATGATTAATACTGAGCCGTCAACCACGTCAGGTATATTTATTGTTTTAGACAATACTGTTGTATATCCAAGACCAATTGCTGTCGTACTAGAGCTATAAGCTCCCTCACTCAAAATAATGGACTGGCCGGCAATCTTTAACGTATCAACCTCAGCATCACCGATGTAAGCATTTTTGATGGCCGCTGGCCCCATATAGGTACTGATATTCGCGGCGGTGATTTGGTCAATGCTGGCAATGTCACCAAGACCGACAATATTGCTTGATGAAATATTGCCACCGGATGACAAAACCACATCGCCACTATCGTTATAGATAGTGATGCCCTTAGCGACCATATTGCCGTTTTTATCGACATAAAAAACGCCATTGGCCGCATCTTTGGCCCCAACCCCGTACCAGATCGGATAATCACCCTCACTGGACACTTCCACACGATAACCCAGCGTGGACGTGGTTTTGAATATGCCACTTGTGACCGTACCAAGCACAGCCGATATTGCGGAAAGGTTCGGGACCGTAATTTTCTCAGCCGTTACCGCATTCGCCTTTAACATCGGTGTTTCGATAAAGTCATCATGAATGACGGTGGCGACAACTTCTGAACTTTTAGCATTGACTTCATCGCTAAATATCAGCTCATCTTCACCCCAGACATCGACTCCGGCCAGACGGATATACCACCGCTCACCATAGACCACAGGTAAAGAGTAAATCAGGCTCCGAATATTCGGCTCTATCAGATTACTTGTGCCAGGTATAAAGCCTTCTGTTTGGCTGGCATATAGCCTGATATGGTCGAAATCAGCCTCTGTCGGTTGCTGCCACTCAATCACCAGCTGGTCAACAATGCTTCTGATCGTGACACCCGTGATTTTCTGAACCTGATTGTTTTTAACCCTTAGCGTGGTGCCGGTATCGCTCAGTACGCCATTTCCATTCACCGAATAAACGGTGATATCAAATTCGCGGCCAATGCCATACGTGGCTGCTTGAGCATAGGTAAAAGAAAATTCGGTTTTATTACTGTTTTCTGAGTATTTCACCTCACCGATGAGATCTGATACTTCAACAAACCAAGCCGCTGCCGTAGGCTGATCTGACCACTCCACTGTTGCTGACGTGCCGACAAAAGGCGTTTTTAGTACCAATCCGGTCGGTGGTTCAGGCTTGGCAAACTCAGAACCCACCTCTACTTGCCTTTGGAACCACTGGCCTATTTCATCGTTTTGTGGGGCAATTCGCACATCGACTGTGCCAGGTAATACGGATATCGTGACACCATTAGTGGCAACGGTTGCCGCTCTACTCCATGTCGCGCCTTCGTCATAGGAAACATCAACCAGATAGCGTAATGCCTTTGCCGCTGGTGACCATGAAAGCATTAACTTAGGATCGGTTACTGTACCTGTTTGCACCACAATTAAATTCGTGATCGCAAAGATAGGCTCTTCTTTTGCTTCCACGGCGGGCGTAGTAACTATCGTGCCGTTATTGATTAACTCATCAAAGGTATGAACAATCGGGTTATCCAGCACAGTACTGATCTGCACTTCCATATCACCGGATGATTGCACGTTCTGGACCAGCATCGACCGTGGAATAGAAACAGGCGAAGAAAAGGTATAGTAGGTTTTTTCTTTGTCATCACCCGTGTATAAATACTCAGGCAATGTGCCAAGCACTGTTACCTCGTTTCTGTTCGCTTCTGAGGTACATTCAAACGGCTCACTAGCAACACCATCATCCTGTCTAAATAGAATCTGGTGTGAACCTGTCAGCTCAAAATCTACCGGCTCGGATAGTGTGATTTTATTGCCATCCACAGCAACAATTTCACCACCTTTACCCCATTTAGACATATCCTGAGAGACAATCGCCCCATCGAGGTAATCCAGTACGCGTCCATCAAGTTCTGTTTTAAAATCGGCACTAATATTTCGATAATACTGAACCGCCGCCATAAACATGGCTTCACGATGCGCTTGCATCCGATTTGTGCAACCAAACAAAGACACTTGTTTTGGCCTTTCTGCTGGGCTACCTGGTACCGCCGCAATGATTGGATCTTCTTCCCATGTGTTGGGATCGACATACTTAACTTCTACCGAATCGTCGGCATATTCATCTGGCGTATGGTAAGTCACATTCATTGAGCCAGATAAAATATTACGGCCATTAAACATATAGACATTGGCTGGCGTTGGGCCATCACGGATAATGTCAAACTGATCGCCGTATTGATACGGATAAGCACGGCCAACCAAACAAATCTTTTTCAGCGCTTCCCATAGGGTGATCTTGGTATCAAACTGACCATCAAAGTAATCGCCACGGGAAGCCCACAAATCATCTAGCGTTTTGAGCTTGGCGAGTGGTAAGTTTTTATCGGTATATAAGCCACCATATTCGGCTTTTAACGCATCACAATAAGCCCATGCGATACTTCGCGTTGCCTGCTCTGGCAGCCATTGTGTACCGTCCCAGATAGGCAGTTTTCTTGTGGCAACCAGATTAAATAATCTTTCATTTTGATTAGAGAGGTTATCGGTAGCTCTGGCTTTAACGGCCCATGTGGAGTGATTATACGTCTGATTAGATTCAAGATAGGCTTTTAAACCTACCCAGCGTATTTCGTCAGACTGCTTATAATCATTTACGGTGTTGTTATTTCGCTTACCTCGAACTTGGACACGGCCTGTTGTTGTTGTGATCGCGCCTTTTAGTGTTCGTCTAATCGCATCAACCGTTGCATTGGTATAGGTTTGATGCTTAAACAGTGTCCATGAACCAACCCCAGTGCCATATTCATCCACGTCTTGATATTCAAACTGAACAACCACTGAACGTTGATCTAATCCACCATCATCATTGGCATAGTACAAACCTTTAGGAATAACGAGATCAATCGCCAACTCTTCAGCGACCGTATCGACATCATTCGCTATAAATGGTCCTGTCCATCCAGAATAGTCCGCTTCATTAGGTGCGTACAACGTGGCATTGGTGACATCAGGTGACACATTAACGGCATCACGAAACAGTGTGATTTTTTGACCAGGTGAATAAAAGGCATATTCCACCTCATCGAAGTTAGCAATGGGCGTGTCGCCAATTTTTAGCGCTTCATATTCATACTCGCCCTGTCCGATGGCAAACAGCTGATACAAATACTGATCATCACCAATAAATTCCCGATATGGTGATGATGCAAAGTCAGGGTAAATTCTATGTCGTCCATACCTGGCCGGTATCGGCTTGTTAAGACGTGCCTTATTGCCTCTGGCATCAATGTCATACGTGGGGCTTTGCTCAGGTAAGGTGTCGCCAACATCCACGGTAGGGACGGATATCAGCGAATAAGCCACCACGGCTAAGGCAATAGAGATAATGATCGCAATGGTAAATGGATCAAAGCCATGAACCCGTGGACAAAGCATAATCACATCGCCTTTTTCAATGATCTTACTTTTCCACTCGCCTGACTTAACCTCATGCCCATTCAGGTAACACAACACAGTCTTTGTTGGTCCTTGATAGGTTCTTGACGCTTTGCTGAGTGTTTGATCAATGGTGTGACCAGCATCAACATTGATCTCATCGCCATTGTGAGCATTCAGCGGTGACTCTAAAACTTTAATTAATGCTGTCATGAATACAAAACTCGAATCGTTTAAAACCCAGTGTTTTTAATTTATCTAAAGACTCTTTACAGACTTCAACTCCATCTCGGGCATGCAAGACTCCACCATCGACAAAAATGCCGATATGGTGAATAAGCCTGTCTTTTGACATCAGCACCAGACAGCCCTCTTTTGGCTTGTCTAACGCTATCCAATGCCCCGTATTTAATTGCTCTTCTACCGCCAGGTGAAAGGCTTTTTTATCGTCTGTATGAATATCGATATAACGCTTCACCTCAATACCGTAATGCGTTTTTAAGCAGTGATTAACCAGCCCCCAACAATCGTATTTATCTGGCCCTGTAGCGTAGGGTTCCCATTCAAGACCGACATAATTAGGCCACCAAGGCATCACGCTAACCCCGGATGAGTTGAAAGCTTATAAACGATCGATGGAAACGCTTTATTGACCACGTCGGCAAAAGTGGCCGAAAACGTGACCGATTCATCAATGGACTTAGGATTGATCACAGTCATTGTGATGGGATCTGATGCTGGTTTACTTAAATCACCTGACTCATACTCACGAATCGTGATCTTTACAGGCTCACGATTGGATTTAGCCTGTAATTCAAGTTGTTCATTAATTTCAAATGACGCCCCGTAGATAGTCACGGACATATCCTGTCGGCCTTTAACACCCTTTTCAGGTAGTGACACCTTAAATGCCGCTGCTTTAAATGTGACCATTTCACCGGCGTTATAAGCTGCGTCATCTTCTAATCCCGCGGTCAAATCATTCCAGCCCTGCACAAGTCGGTGAGCCACCGGAGAAAATGCCGGATTACTCAACTCAATGGTGAGGTAAAGAATCTTGTCTTTTGGATTCGATGCAAATATCGTATCTATTGGCCTGCTCATACGGTTTCTACCTGCATGCTGACTCTAAATAAACGGCCACGGATCGGCGTTTCAGGTGATACCTCAATGATTTGAACCGTTACATTTGACTCAACCCCGTTTTCAATAACGGGTACCGTTAAATAATTCACCCCGCCATTGAGATCGTCATCCCATAAATCATTCCAGATAGCCAACTGCTGTAAGTTCATAACAAAGGACAAGCTGTATTCATCAGGTACGTTCTCAAAACGTTTTCTGATACGTCTCGGTCCTTGCTCTGGCTTGGTGATCACCCGGCCATCGCCGCGTTTTCTCTGGTACCCACTCACAGACGCTTTAGGCAGCGTTGAAGGCCATGTAATTGTTGCCATTACCTTCTAGCCCCTTGTGCCCGTTTAACGCCGTATATGCCTTCCATTGCTTCAGCTACGTTGCTGCCACCTTTAACAATATCGGCGGCCACAGCTTGTCTAGCCTGTTGAACGGCTTCTGCAATGATTTGACGATCACCATTAACTGTTTTATCTGACACCACCTTGAGAGGCGGTCCGTTGTTAATAATCGTGACCGAACCTGTTCGACTGGAATTTGAACCTTGATTTTTAGTCAGATCCGTAACCACCTCATTTGGATGAAGCATGGCGTAAAAACCACCCTTACCGTCCTCACCACCTGAGCGCGAACCATAGCCAGTAAAACCACCGCCATCAAAGCTAGGTAATGACGTGCCTTTGATGGTGGACACAATCCCTGCCGTGGCTGAGATAACCGTTCCCATCGCTGGTAGATTGGCTGGGAAAGGTAAAGAGGCGGCATTAGCGATACCCTGCTGAATCTTCACAATAGACTCAGCAATGGCAAAGGCTTTAGACGCTGCAAAGAGCGCCTTATAAATGCCTGACTGCTCACCACCAAAGGTTTTGGCGATATCAGCCAAATTACCAAACAGCGCCGTATTGGTTTGAAGAATCGCCTGTGTTTTCTGATCTTCCAGTGACTTAAGGCGCTGATTACGCGCTGTTGCCAATTCTTCTTCAAGCGCGGTTCTTTGCTGTTCAGTTAAGGCAACATTTTCAAGAATAATCTGACGGCGTTTCTCAAACTCATCACGAACGCTTTGCAGTTTCTCTTCAAATGTGAACGCCTCCACATCATAGCCAGAGGTCACTTGATCCGAATACTTCTGGAATAACTGATCTTGCAGTTTTGCCTGAGCGTCACTACCTGGCGTGGTGTTGTTATTGATTAAATCAAGTTGAGCCTGATATTGATTGGCTAGGGTAGTATTCGGGTTTAGCTCATCACGTAGTTTCTGGAATTTATCCAGATTTTCCAGCTCTTTATCGAGTGATAAATTCAGCTGATCAACCGCTTGTTTTTGGTTGTAATACGCTGTCGTTGTGTCGATGATCTTCTGTTTTCGGATTTCATCTGCCTGTGACAGCTTGGTCCGTGTCAGCAAACCATTTTGCATTAAGGCGTTATGCACCTCTAAGGCTTGGCCTTCCAGCGTTAATGCCACTATGGACTGCTGAATAGAAACAATCTGATCATCTAATGCTTTAGAAAACTGTTTAGCCTGATCCTGAAACTGCTTTTGTTCCTGTTCGCGTTTTTTATCCGCTTGCAGTTTTTCTTTTTCGGCCTCAGTCAGCGCCTTATTGGCATCCACCTTGTCATAAAGTGCATTGGTTTCATCGACTAATCTGGCTTTTTCTTCCTCTGAAATTTTAAGCCCATCCAGAGATAAAATAGCCAATTCACGCTTACTTAAACCGACTTCTTTTTGAGCCTGTTTTACATCAGATAATTTATTTAAAAACTCTTCTGAGTACTCAGTTTCAGGTGATAGTCCAGCCTGTTTGGCTAATTCATCATTAGCCGCATTGATATCACTGATTTCTTTTTTGTAACGTTCAACAATGCTTGTCAGGGTAGTTATCTCACCCTGCATGCGTTTAAATTCTTCGCTGTTTTTAGAGTGACCGCGAGACATTTGACCGCTGGTATTTAAATAGCGTTGCGCGGCGCTCTCAGCCTCGGTTAGCTTTTCTTCATAGTTTTCAAGACTGGTGTTAAGTTGTCTTAATCGAAGCTGACCAATTTTGCCGTCCAGCTCAAGCAAGGTTTTTTCAAAGTCTTCGGTTTCTTCTTTAGCGAATAACGTAGAGGCCGCATAAGATGCCGCAGCCACCCCAGCAGCGGTTAATACCACCGGCCAACCACCCAGCACGCTAATAGCCGCCGCACTGGCTGCGCTTAACCCTCTGACCGCTGCAGTTGTTTTATTAATAGGCGCAGCCTGTGCAGCGCTTCTTAGCACACCAAAACCAGCAGGATATTGATTACCTGCTACGCCGCCAAACATACCCAGACCAGGAGCTGAACGCTTAGCAACCGGGGTAAAGGCGGTCGCTGTTTTTAACGAAGTGGAAGCGGTAACTGCAGCACCATTTAGGGCTAAAATCTCTTGTCTTACACTTCTTACCTGACCACGCAAAGAGACAAAGCCATTAACAATCAAACCACCGGCTTTAAACGCCAGGTAAGTTGACACCAACACTTTACCCGCAGCCGTTAAATCTTCGATGGTTTCTACAACACTATCAATGGCCTCTTCATTTTCAGCGAAGGATGACAACGCCTGAGCAATATTATCGATGGTTTCTGCAAACTCATCAGTACCATAACTCAGCTTTTCATTCACTTTTGACAAAGCACGGCTAAAGCCCGAATTTAACGCCGTCGTGGTTTGCTCAAGCGCCCGTGGGAACCCTCTGAAAATCAGATTGATTTCATCCGCCTGACTATTGATGGCCGTAAAGACCTCTTTGGATAAAACGCGTCCCTCAACCACAGCAAGCCTTAACTGACCCACGGTCGTATTCATGCCTTTAGCAATCTGGAAAGCCAGCTCAGGCACGTTTTCAACAATAGAGTTAAATTCTTCCGCTCGGACAATACCAGACGCCATTGACTGTCCAAACTGACGCATGGCGAACTTCATGTCATCAAACGATGCACCAGAAGTCACACCGACCTTTTGCACCAGATCCAGCATTTCGATCATCTGATCGTTATTTGCATCTAGTTCAGGGGCTACCCTTGCCAGGTTTTGAAACAGCTTGATGGTTTCTCTAAGCGATGTACCGTTACGCTGAGAAATCAGGAATAAACGACCGGATACGGCCTCATAATCACCCGTTGCAATGGTAGCGACTCTGATCCTTGCTTCAAGCACACGGAACTGATCAGCAGACGTGAGCGCCGTTTTACCTAGCGCAACCACTCCCGCAGCCACACCCACCCCAAACACTGTCCGCAACACAGAACTTGCTTGTGTAGCTGCTGACGATAAGGTGATCACACCTTGGCTGGCAGATACAGCACTTTTCTTTGTTTTGGCTAACGAACTTTGAGCGGTGCGATTGCTTGCAACAAAAGCACCGACATTATCCGCTTGCAGCCGAATACCAACGACAACTTTACTCGCCATCTGATGTCTCTTCCTGTGATGAAGCCGGGTGATTTAACAGTGCTGATTCCAAGATTCGTATCTTGTTAAGCAGCTTTTCATCCCATGTGATGCTTAATGTTTCAGCCACCATTTTCACGGCTGGATAATCAAACCCCGTGCGGCCATCTGGCCCTTGTCGGAACTGCGTCTGACAAGCCATAAATAAATTGAAGGCATCAAGGTTTTCTTTGTATAAAACAGGGCGTGGACACGCCTTACATGGGGGAGAATGGGCATGTGATCGCTGGCAGAACTCAGCACAGTAAGACTCTGTTACCTCATCCTTAATCGGTGGCAATAACCAGCGAACACAATCTAGGAGTTTTTTCCTTGGTAGCCCTCTTGACACAACCAAAAGCCATCTATAAACGCTCTGGCTATGTATGGTGTTTTGAACACTTTTTTCAGGTTAGCTTTGGTGAATGGCATGGGCGATCCATCTGCTTCATAGATGTCATCCCAACCAAGTATTTGATCAATAATTTTCAAATCCTTGACACGGCTTTGACCATCAACTTCCTCTAACAAACCATCAGTTTCATAGACCTTATACTTAACCTTAACTTGGTGTTCGTCATGCTCTCCTGAACCATCCTCACGCGGGACAATGATTGTGACAGGCCATAAAAGCGATGTAATTTCAACGACTTTAAACATTTCTTTTTCCCATAAAAAAAGCCCGCATAAAGCGAGCTATTTGTCAGCATAAAAACAATGATCAGATTGTTTCGATTGAATTTTTAACCGTGACTTTTATACCGAGATCACTACCTTGAGCAAAGGCTGAAAAATCAACAGAGAAACTACGACCAGCAGGGCCTTCAACACCAGGCACAACCGGACCGAACTTTAAGTTAGGGATAAGGAACTCAATACTTTCATTACCCGCCGAGCCTAATCCATCACCTTTGGATAAGGTAATTTTCAAGCTGCTGGATTGATCGGCAAAAGCAAGATCAATCAATGCCTGACTCGCGGCGTTATATATACCGGTCATTGAGCCTGTAACCTTACCCCGCCCCTCATCAGCGGCTTGAATAGTGCCAAGTCCACCTACAACACGACTTTCATCAGGCTGAACTTCATTATCGATATTCAAGGAGATTGTTTTAGCATGAGCAAAGGCGCTGCCATCCACCTCTAATGCCGCACTAAACATAGATAAGGCGGTATGCCCATAATCTGTGGGCGTGGCATCAAGTGGTGTGGCTGACTTGGCGACTTTTTTGCCAACCGTATTAATGGTGAACTTACACGGACCTTTATCGGCAAACTCAAACGAACCCGCTGTAAAGCGTCTACCAAGATTTTGTGTATATCGAGAGGCACCAGCCAGGTTTGGACCGTTATCCAGCTCTAACAAGGCACCAGCAGGCAAATTACCAATAGTAAATTCGTGCGTGTATGGTCCCGTACCTGTTGTTGATACAGCACCTAATAGGTGTTTAATCAGGAAGCAATGACCCATCGCGTTTAAGTTGCCCGTTAAATCACCATCATCAGTGATATCACCCAACATCGACTCATTTACGCCGCGACCCGCGCCTATGGTTTCATCTTCAATCAGCTCTTGCGATTCTGTTAAACCAAAGGTCACTAAATGCAACTTCACACCATCTGGTACCGCTGGCGCTTGTCCGAATGCTGTCTCTTCAAACAGGGTAAAACCTGCTTCACTACCTTTTGGATTTCCCATCTATTATTACCCCTTATCAACTTTGTTCAGATTTGAGGCGCTTTCCTGACCGGGTGTTACTTGCGTAAACCCTTTCACCTCCGTTAACCGTTTTGCTTCCTGACTGGATACCGAATAAACCTTGCCAGCCAGATAATTACCGCATGCCTTAACACCTGGTTTATTCAAGACAACATCAACCAGAGCCGCTTCCTGCTCTGTCACAACCGCTTTTGCCATAGGATTTTCTCCAAAAAAAAGGGCGGTACCTTTCGACACCACCCTTTATCTACATTAAATTTTTTATCGCTTTGCAGCGCGACTCAATCTGTAATTCATTTCCTGCGTAAACACGACAGGCACCCGTGCTTTTGCCACCAATTCAGAGGCGTGAATATCCCACATTTGAGGAACAGCCACTGTAATCGCTTCGTCAATAGGTAACTCACTGCGATTAGGCAATGGCCCTCTTCTGGGTACCCCCTTACGCCGCCTTACCTTTCTGATGGTTTTTCGATAGGTAGTGAACACCCCAACGTGACCGCTTTTCATGGTCGCCACAAATGCATGCTTTAAAATTTGTCGTGGTTGCTTCTTCTTTACCTTAACCGTTACCCCTTCACGTTTTTGGGTGGGGTTAAAAAGCGATAAAGCCAAGCGCACATCGGCTGATGTTAATTGTGAAGTCAACGTATTAAAGTTTGACCGCTGCACACTCATGGTTTTTTTAATATCACGTGCTTTTATTGCATATTCAGACGTGATTTGTTTCGATGTTTCTTTTCTAACAGTAACAATAGCTTTGTTCAGCGCCGCATTCATCGCGGCTATGGCAATTTTAGGATCAAATTGCTGTTTTGCCTTATCAAAGTTACTGACCAAAACATCCATTAAAATTAATCCCTTTCACGCTCAACCTTGTATGTCGAAGCCCATATCACCTTGTCACCGCTGATATTAATAACCCCACCTTCAACAAATTCCACAAAACCATAATCACCCGGCATTTTCCAACCAAGTAACGCTTCATCGACCTGATCTTTCAGATCTTCCATCGGCTCTTGCTCAGTCTCAAGATTGATATTATCGGCCATCATTAATAAACGAAATTTATCCAATCCCCACTGCTGAACAGAGCCAATCGTTGTACTCTCTTCTGATTTTTCATCTAAAGCATGCACAAAACAGATAGGCGTACCCGTTATGATCTCATCATCATCAATAGCCATTAAATCGGTTGCCGGTTCGACACGCTCTTCAAGTAAGGCCACCTCTTCTTTCAGACGCTTGATGATAGGGATTATTCTCATAACACTTTATCCAGCAGCACATTAACCCAAGTTGCACCATCCGGTTCAAATCCAGACACTTTGTATGATTTAGCGAGGATAGTCACGATCATGCCACGCTTAAACAGCTTGGCATTGTCTGTTGTGGTACCGGCAGCAATTCTGTCACCGACTTTGATTTTTACCCCTTCGTCGTTTTCATACTCAGGGCCAATCTCAAAAACAACAGGCACAATGACACTCTCACCATCCACCGTAATTTCAGCTTCATCACTAAAACCGGCATCAAGACAAGCCTCATCTAATTCTGATGTATCAAACGCCATGTTGTTAACTCAACATCGCTTCGACACTGGTGGTCACACTGATTACCTCTTTACCTAGAGAAAAATCAGATCCAGCTAAAGCATTAATGGTTTTACTGCCACCACCTTCAAAACTAAGCGTTACCGTTCCAGCAGATTGCATTCGCAATACATTTAAATCACTGTTGGAAATGTCGTAGTTAGTAAACGTTGCCTGTGCAGTATCTTTGTGTAGCGGGAAAGCTTGTATTAAGCCGCCATACTGATAATGAAGCATAAAATATCCTCTAAACAAAAAAGCCCCTAAAACGGGGCTTTTTACTAGACCAGGAGCAATTTACTCGCCTTTATAGGCTTTCCATGCTGCATCACGCTGTTCTTCTGTGATATCCGCTCCCAACTCGGCCTCAATCACTTTAACGACCGGCAGACCTTCATCAGTCCATAGGTCTTCATCATCAGGATCTAATTGCGTAATGACATCGATAATTTGCTGCTCAGTGATTTGATTATCACCATCACCATCACCATCACCATTAGGCTCTGGTTTAGTCGCCTGTTCATACAAGGCTTTTAAGTCTCTGGCTTTCGCATCAGATGGAAACTCAACATTTAATGCTTTCAGCTCAATTTTGTACCAATCCATCGTACCCGGTTTAGGCGCTTTATCACCGCCATTATCTTGAGTAAACTGCCCTTCAATGACCACGTTTTTAGGCTTTTCGGCTTTACCACGCTTTAACAAGTCATCAGCAACTTCATCTGGCAAGTTGACGTCACCCGGACCGGCCACTTTTTTTTCACCTTTCACTTTATAGTGAATTTGTGTATCTACTTTAACTAACATAGAGATCACCTCTAATTAACTGGGGAATAACTGAACCGGATTAACGCACCGTGGCACAGAAGGTGGCATTGGGACGATAAGGCACAGGAAGCGGAGCTGATTGCATCAATAGAATGCGTAATGAAGGATCATTTTCCACCCATGTTTTAGGGAAGAACTCCATTGCCATAAGCGCGTCTTCATCTTCAATCGCACCAAAATGACGAACACCTTCCACACTGTCACTACCCAGAATAACGGTGTAGTCAGGGATCATCGGTGTTTCAGCGTTACTCTCAGGTTCAACATACCAGTCGGCATACACCCAGTATTGAACGTTGTCGATACTACCTTTATAACTCAGACCCAATTTAGCCATAGCTGACAAGGTCATTGAGTCAGGCGCGCCCAGTGTTTTATCAATGTTTTTGATAAACTCGGGATCTTGCTTTAAAAGTCGATAGGCTTTGGTGTCCAGCACGACTTTATCAACAGCTCCACCGCCATTTTGTAATACTGTCAGAGACCAGTCTTCTAAATCCGCCATAGGCGATACACCAGAATCACCCCATTTTGAACCGGCACTTAAGGTTATGGTATGGGCAGGATTACGCTTAAAGTCAACAATCTGCTCAGGATAGTCCTCACCTTTAACGGTGACTTTACCCGTACGCATGGCTTCTGAGGCCATGACTTCCTGACGGCGGGTTAACATATCCACCTGGTCGGTTAATTGATTGTTTAAATGCACCATACGGCGCTGTTTCATGGTCATATTGCCGCCCAGCTTTTCACCCGCAAGGCGCTTGTTGGCATCACCAGGACGAAGAACGCGCTTATCTTTGACATAAGCCGGGGTAAAGGTGTTAGTAAGTCTACCAAGCCCTTCAACAATCTTACCGGCGACAGAAGGTGACACAAAGGGTGAAATACGACGCTTACCATTAGCGACATCAAATTTGATTTGTGCCTCTTCAGACACATCCACCATTGGGAAAAACAGGGATAACAACCCAGTTTGAGGGCGAATCAATGTAGGCACTACCCGCACTAATCGCTGCGTATTAATATCATCACTCATTATTAATCTCCAGACATAAAAAAAGGCCGTTATGGCCTTTATGAGTTAAGTTAATTTCGTTGTTTAAGCGGGAACGGCTTCTACGATAAAGATGCTCAGATCACGGAATGCATCACGTGTAGATGCCGCTGTATGACCGGTACCAAACGTGAGCTTGTTTGAGTTGAAGTCACCCGTAATGTAAGCGATAGTTTCAACATCACCGCTACTCGCGTCGGTATCTTCTGCCAGGATGCAATTCACATCTTCTGAACCATCTGAACTTGCAGATAAACTAAGTGTTGCTTTATCACTGGCAGTGATAATGCCTAATACGGCACCACGTTTTAAATTTTGACCACTAATCAATGTCACGGGTTTGGAACGGATAGGAAAATCACCCGCATGCAAACCGTCATTGATATTCACTTCTTCTTGTGTAAAAGAGGCTGACATAGTTATGCTCCTTATTAATTAACAGCGTTAAATGATTACGCCGACTTATTAGCAGCGCTAAAATCTCGCGCCCACTTTTCATCAGCATCTAATGCCACTGAATCAGTGTCATCCGCCCCCACAGTTGGGTTTGAATCTGACATTTCAGCATCAAGCGCATCAAAGGCCGTTTTGCTTGCTTGTGCCGGTGATGCAGCAAGTAACTTCTTGGCTTCATCAACACTCATTTCCGTTGAACGAGCAATATGCATTGCCAACTGGCTACGCCCTTTTGCCTCTTCACACGTCAAAATGTCATTGAAGCGTTTACGCTCAGCGCTTTTCGATTCAACGACTTGATTGTTTGCATCAGACACTTGCTGTTCAAAGCTAGCCTGTACCTCTCTTTTACCGACATCCACAGCCGCTTGATAAACTTCTGGGTGATCGGCTTTCAATGTGTCTAAATCCATTGAATATTCCTCATTAAGTTGCTTAATTACACTTTCCAGACTGCCTATCTCATCAGCAAATCCGGCCTCTATTGCCTTAGCGCCGATCAACACACCGCCACGTAAGCCAATAACCTGTTCGCGGGACATGCCGCGATATTCCATCACTTTTTCAATAAATACTGCCTCGGTGTCATCGATGTATTTCTGATACACCTTTAGACCTTCATCTGTTTCAAGATCCAGTCTTTTATCCGGGGCATTACTTGATACAATTTCAATAACGTCACTCTCTTGTCGTTTAAACCCAGATACGACACCAATTGAACCAACTACAGCCGTCTCATCTAAAACAATCTTATCTGCAGCCGCACCAACCCAATATCCGCCACTTGCCATCCGGTCAACGACGTATGAAACAATTGGTTTACTGAAATTTTTAATCTGTTTTGAAAATTCATTAATCAACGTTGCACGACCGCCAGGCGTGTCCCACGCAATGACCGCAGAATGAACTTCTTTATTCTTCTCAATAACGCCAAGTTCTTTGATAAGCATCTCAACGGACATCGCCCCAGATATTTGATCAAACATATTCGCATAAGGAAACATCGGACCTTTGACGTACATGACTGCTACACCGCCATGCAGATCAACTTTTATTGAGTTATCTAAACGTTCTCCCCTTTCCTTTAGGGCAGCTTCAATATCCCCTTCACGCTGGGCAATGCTGAGTATTTTTTCATACCAGTCTTGAGTGATTACCCACGGACTACCATCGGTCATAAAATCGACTGCTCTACCCATAATTTTTATCTCT